AGATCAATAGGTTTGTGTTGGTTGAGTTCTTCAGCTTGGCTATCGCTCGCCAAGTAAGAAGTAACGCAATGTCGATACGAGTCTTTTCACCCTCAGAGAAACTAGCATAAGAGAACTCATCTCGGTGGCGACTTTTAATCACTTCATTAAACTCCTCGTCCAACTCAAAGTTGACGAAGAAGTCTAGTGCCGACAAATACTTATTTACCAGCTTGTTTATGATAGGAACATACTGCTTAATAATCTTCGACTTGATACCACCGTCTTTCAGCATAGCAGCAGCAATCTCATAAACCTCTCGACTCTCAACCAGTATTTTCTTTTTGTCTTTGTATGTTTCTAAGTCAGAATTCATAGTAGAAAGTTTGGACTCCGAATCAGAATCTACCGAGTCTTGACTTTTTACTTCTTCAATCTTGCCCTCAAGAGAACTGATGGTCTTAGAATATAATTCCATCTGTGTGTTACAATCTCTAATCTTGTTTTGGGCATCTTGTATTTTGTGCTGAACAGTATTAATCCTATGCATTTCTTCATTGAGAGCTGCGCATTCATCATTCAATTCAGATATGGCAGTTTTCGTTTTATCAAGAACGTCAGCAGTCTTTTTAATCTTTTGGTGCTTCAATTCTAAATCAATAATCTGTTCACAAGTTGGGCAGTTGTCGTTTTTCTCATAGAAGTTGACTCGCTTGGTCGCCTTAGCAGACTTGTCTTTCAACTTACTCAATAAGTCATCAACCTTTCTACTTTTCTTTTCTACCTTATTTTTAGAGGAAATGGATTGAAGTAAGGTATCAACCTCAGCAGTAAGAGTGCTGTAAAGAGAACCTGCGGACTCGTGTGAGTCTTTATAACCGTTGATCTCATCTTTTAGGTCATTTATCTGCTTTACCGCATCATTCTTTACCTTTTTCAGATATTGTTCTTGAACCTCAATCTTTTCTTGAATGAGGTCAATCGAATAGCTGACTTCAGATAAACTGCGCTTGTTATCTGACACCCTATCCCGAAGCAAAGTATTCATCGTTGAGAATATTTGTATATCCAATAAATCCTCGATCACTTCCCTTCGGTCGCGAGTAGATAACTGCATGAATGGGGTGAATGAGGCATTACCAAGTATGACGATCTGCGTGAAAGATTTATAATTCAGCTTCAGTATTTGATTCTCTAGTTGTAGCTGATACTCTCGAACAGATCCTGGCTGGTCCAACAACTTACCGTTCTTGTATATCTCAAAGTAATGCGGCTTCATGCCTCTCTTAACAACATATTCAACCTTGCCGATAGAGAACTCAATTTTAACCTCAAGATCTTTATCGTTAATTGAATTCATCAACTGTGGTTTGTTTATTTTTCGGAAAGGTTTGCCGAATAACCCGAATGTCAGGGCATCAAGTATGGTCGATTTACCAGCACCATTCTCACCAGTAATTACTGTGCTTGGCGAACGATCTAACTGAATGACAGTCGGCACGTTGCCAGTACTCAGAAAATTCTTCCAAGAAAGTTTTTTGAACTTAACGATATCTCAATCCCTCACTCTATAGTCAATGCTTCATTATATAATGAACGCACCAAAGCGTCAAGTTTCTTCTTTGGTGTGTTGTCAGATAACGTGTCAATATACTTCGATAGTATAGTGATTGTATCTTCCGCTTCATTTACGATATCCTCATCGTCTTCCAGATTGAGGTTCATATGATCGTCTACGATTTGAATGTGTATCGGGTTAGACTTATATAGTTTGTCAATAAACAAATCAAACCAATATGGATTGTCACAGTTTTGTTTTATCACTTTGACAAAAGAATTTTCATAACCAGAGAAGTCGTTGTCAAGAACTTCTTCCATAGTTTTATCTGTCTCATTATAAAAGACTTTGTTGAACATAGAGTAAGGGTTACGAATAAACTCTAACCCTCTAGTTTCAGTATCATATATGTGATACCCCTTTGGGTCACCATAGTCTGCCCAAGTCAGTTCGTAAGGGCATCCCAGATACTCAATATTTTTAGTTGTTGATTTGTGATGAAAGTGCCCAGAACAAACCAAATCGAACTTAGAGAAATCAGCAATCTTCATTCCATGCTCATTCACATTCCCACGATCCATCAAGCAGCCAGCAACTTCAAGGTGTCCAAACAGAACTTGAGCTGGGCTCTTTTCCATAGCGGTGATCGAGGAAGCATAATTATCATTATTGATCCAAGGCATAATGAGAATATCGTGACCGTCTATATTAATATCTGTCGCTTCAGAATAATATTTCACGTCACCCTTGTCAAATAGTTCGCGCATAGAATTAACGTCATTTGTGTTTTTATACGGAACGTCATGATTGCCTACTATCACGTGAAGGTCTATTCCCTCAGATGAACACTTGTCGATAAACATTTCTTTCATTCGGCGAAGAGTCACATAGTTGATATATTTCCTTCGGTCAACAATATCACCCAAGTGAATGATTGTAGTTATTCCACGCTTCTTTAGTTCGGGAAAAAACTCTTTACTGTAAAAACGCTCAAAGTAATCAAGGAAATTGGCGTTATCATTCCTGACGCCAAAATGTGTATCCGTTATAAGTGCTATCTTCATCGTCAAACTATCCTGACTCGCATATCCGCGAGTGTTATTTTGATGTAATGTTTAATTATACCTTAAATATTTCTGCAAGTAAAGTTATTTTTTACTCTGAATCCGACGCCTTAGATCGCTAGAACTGAACCTATGGTCGCGCTTGTTGAAGTACAGATCGATGCTTCTTTTGCGGCAGATATCCTTTCCCGTAAACTCTTTGTCCCTATACTCGTCGCCAAGTATTCTGACATCAATACTGTACATATTGAGTATGTCCTCAAGATCTTCTTCCGTTCCGTACGGGATAATTTCATCAACATATCCAACTGCCTTCAGTTGTGTGTATCTCTCAACAACAGTTTGTATTGGTTTATTCTTCTCCGCTCTATCCACGCTCGGGTCAATCTGAAGTGCGCATATTAGATAATCGCATTGCTCTTTTGCTTCACGAAGCATCTGTACATGCCCTGCGTGAAGGAGGTCGAAAGTGCTACAGGTAAATCCTGTTCTCATTTCCCTTCCTCAATGGTTCGCTTCTTTTTGATTTTTCTGCGCTTTGTTTCTTCAAAGTCACGGACAAAACCTTTCATATATTCTTCAGTCCATTCGCTGTACTTGACGTCATCGTTGAAGTCATTACCTTTATCGTGACCTTGAGTGTCAGCGGTGTTTCCGAGAATATTAGTATGCTCTGAATATTTCATCTTAACATACAATTGCTTCTTTTCTTTTTGTATTCTTCTAAGAAACGCATAGTAAATGATTTGAGTAAAATACGCAAATGGGTTCTTGGACTTCTCGGGATTGAAGTTGTCAATGTACTGTAAGCTGTTCTCAATACCATCACTAATCATGTCATCGCGAAAGGTATAGTTTATAAAGTTTGGCTTATATGAAAGGTGTGTAGCAATCTTCATAATACATTCAGCGATATACTGCGGAACGATTGGTCGCGGTTCGCCCTTTTCGTTCGCTTCATCTACAGACTTTTTAAAGTCGCACATAGCCCCAAAAAACTTTTTGTTGTCGACATAGTACGGTCTTTTCTTAGCTTCCTTTGACATTGATATACCTCAGTGTAATGATGTGTTTGCGCTATATCCGCTCATTTCATGTAAGTTAAAAAGGGCTTCTTCAATTTCCCTTTCGGTCATTTGATCTTCTTTACGATCAAGTAAAAACGAATTCTTTTCGGTTGACGTTTCATGAATCGTATCTATACACTTATTATAATATATTTGCATGTCTTCGTCAACTGGTGATATCAAAATAACATTTTGCTGCCTGATATGAAATATGTTCACCGCCTTTGTTAAAGGCATCCATATTGTAGAAATTAAAACTGGAGTATTGTTCCTGAGTTGCATATTGACCGAGATGGGATCAATAACACTTAAATGTTCCTCGTCTTCATGCGTCACCTCAGCAATCAGCGTTTCCCCATTAACCAATTTTATAATACTAATTTCCATTCTCAATTCCTATGTTATATAATTTGTAATCAAATGACTCTTCATTGTACATCTTAATCCTGACAGCAAAATGCTTTAGGGTATGATTATTGTATGACTTGTGCGAAAGGTCGTCAGCTATATCATACAAGGTTGCTATCTCCTTATTATCACCCTTCCGAAGACCACGCCCTATCGACTGAAGATTGCGAACCCTAGACTTGCTAGGGCTGGCAAAAATGATATTATGGAGGTTCCTAATATTAATGCCAGTAGAGAATGTTCCATAAGAAGCGATGATAATCGCGTCATTTTCCCTTTCAGTAATTGCTCTAACTTCTTCTCTTGTGTCAGCATCAACGCCTCCATATACAAAAAATACTTTACGACCTTCAGCTGCTTCTGCCGAGATCTGCTCATACAGCGGTTGCCCATGCTTAACAACGTACTGGAATAATAATAGTGTATTACCTTTACGTGTTAATGTCAAGTTCTTTATAAAGTTGTTTCGCTTTTCGTGAGATGTGAGAAAGTCCATTTCTTGTTGATACGTTGATCGGGCTACGCCCTTCCTCGTCAACTCGGAATACTTTAGCACAAGACATTTAATACGGAACTCAGCAAGGGTATTGTTATCAATCAACTCTTTAGTTGTTATCACCCTCATAACTGGACCAAATAATCCCTCTAAAACTAATTTGTTTGTGACGGTTCCATCCAGCGTACCTGTAAACCCAAAGCGATATTTACAATCAGTCATTTTCTCCATTATCTTGGTGAGAGATGTTGCCTTGAACAAGTGAGCTTCGTCACCAATGATGAGATCAAACTGGTCAAAGTATGATTTGGGTTGTTTGTAGATACTTTGCCAAGTACTGATAATTATTTTCGCTTTATCGTTATTTTTTTCTTTGCCTCCAGTGACAAGTAGGGTATAATAGAACTGTAGTTCTTCTGAATAGTCTATAAAGTCGCTATTAAGTTGGGAAACCAAAGAGGTTGTAGGAACGATTACCAACGCTTTTTGGCATTCTTTCCTGAGGTAGTATTTGAGCAAGCAGTAAATTATGAACGATTTACCAGATGCTGTAGGTGAGAGGATCAAGGCTCTGTGATTGCGAACAGCGTGAGCAACCGCTCTGAGCTGATAATCCCTTGGTTTGAACTTCCCGTCACTCAAAAACTTATTTAGTCCGTTCAACGGAATGTCTATTGTATCTTCAAGCCCATCGTGTATCACGACTTCGTAACTTCTCTCTTCAGCAAACTTCTTGATCTTTTGAATCAAGCCGACATATATCTGCATAGTATTGACATTGAACAAACGTATCTTCCCGTCCCACATTTTATTTCGGACTGACGGGATAAACGATGCACCAGGAACTTCAAACTCAAAGTATCCCGACAGCTCCATGGCTATGCCGCGATCACACTCAACCTTGAGATAGACCTCGTTCTTTTTGTATATGTCAATTCTTTCCATAATTACCCAGTAGTGAACTTCGCCCAGTCCACAGCAGTCTTCAGCTGAAACCCGCGATTGTTAATGTTTTTTATTATAGAGTCGAGATACGCTACCTTTTCGTCTTGCATTCCCAGACGCAGGTTGGCTTCGATCATCATGTCATCTGATTCGATGTAGACGTCTACTTCGTTTTTGAGGAGTTTCTTGTAGAATTGTTGTCGACCCAACTGATCAAGTTCTTCCTGATCGAGTTCGCCGAGATAATACTCGAGAAGCGTTCTCTTTATCTTCTTAGTTTCGGATTTAAGTTTGAATAGAGCGATGCGTTCGCCCATATATATCTTCAAATACTTATTGTGGACTTGAGGTATTTTTGCGCTTTCACTACCAAGTTCAGTCTCATCAATTTTACA